TGTAAAAGTAATTTTATCGCTAACTCTCGCAATACTTAAGCCTGTACCAGCTTCAAGCACAACGTCATCTGTAGATGAGTCGCTACCCGTTAATCTTATTTTTTCTTCATCAGAGTTGTCTCCATCTACACAAGAAATACCGTATGATGAGCCTGCAGGACCTGTATCGCCTGTAGCTCCAGCAGCACCAGTAGCTCCCGTATCTCCTTTTGGCCCTTTTTCAGAAACAGAAACAGAATTAACTGCTGGTGAAGTTACAGAAACGGAAGACGAACTAGACGTAACAGTAGCAGAAATGCCTTCAGAGGTTGATGTTGAAACTAAAGTTCCCGCTGTAGTGCTAACCTCTACACTCATAAGGACTTAGATACGTCGTCGTTAACTATAAAGTTACCCCTTAAAACGGTTGTGTGAGTATCAACGCCAGAGCTTGTTGGTAGAACATATTGCAAATCATATATGTACCTTCCTGCTTTAATATTTCTCATAGTGGCAGCGGTAGCTGTTATAGTTAAATTTCCACTATCATCAATAACAAACTCTTCAAAAACGTTGCTTATTTTTACACCTAAATTAGCACTCCCTATAACAGGAGAAGCACCCCTTCTTCCAGCCCCATACACTTGTATCAAAAACTTATAATTGCTGGTGCTTAACGTTAAAGCCGTTCCTGAAGAATCTTTTAATGTGACCGTAAGCGAAAAGGTGTCACCCCTTCTGCAAGTTATGTCTAGCTTTTCGGATACGTCTAAATTTACTTTGTTTGCCATTATTGCTCTAATATGTTTTCTGTAATCTCTGGCGCGTCAGCCATCAAATTCATTTCCTCCTGAAGCTCACCTCTTTTGCCTTGCCTCTGAGAAAGAAGTTTACTCTGCTGAGAAGCTTGCTTTTTTACCCTGCTGTCTTTTCTATCTTCTTTTAAAACCTCTAGCTTTTCTTTAAACTCTTGATCTTCAGTTTTAAATCCTAAAGTTGCGCTAGCTCTTATAGTTTCTATTTCTTTATCAAACTCGTGTTTAGCTCTAGCTACTTCAATCTCTAACTGAGACTTTAGTTGTAACTTTTGAGCTTCTATCTGAGCCTCCATTTGCATCTCTTGTTGACGAGCTTGAGAAGCAGCTTGTGTTGCTTGCTGAGCTTGTTGAGATTGCATTTGGGAGTTTTGAGATGCTTGTTCTTGAGCCCTTTCTATTCGTTTTTTTCTACGAACAACCAAAAGTCTTTCAGCTTGGTTTACGTCTTTTAAATTCCTTACAGCTATAGCATCTTCTAAATCTATTTCCTTTTGAGAAATAGCCATTTGAATGTTTTGCTCTAAGTAAGCTCTTTCGTTATCCTCCATTTCTTTTTGTACGCTTACTCCAAAGTTGTACATAGGTAAATCGCTAAAAGAGCTTAGCACTTTCATGTTTTCCTCTCCTATGGCATTTTGATAAACCTTCATAAGAACAGATTCTGCAGGTATTATCTGAAGACATTTAACAACATCCTCACAAACCTTCTTAAAGAGAATCATAGACGAATTAGTTATATCATATATAGCATTGTTTCCAGCCGCTATAGCCTGCTCTCTAACACCTACCAAAGACTCTCCTTTTGGAGAGCTTGCATCCATTACCTCGTTTACGCCAGTAGCGTCTCTAATCATTCTAAGGTAGTGGTTATATAAACCTATTAATTCGTTAACGTTTCTAATACTGTTGTTTATCTCTCTTACTGGAGGATTTTGAAAACCTCCTTCTGGGTTTTTACTCCTATAGTAAAACACTCCCGTCTGCTCGTAAATATCATGAAGCTCTAAAGGCTGCAACTCACCACCTTTACCTAGCTGAACGTTTTCCAGACCTTCAATATCTATAATTAAGCCATCAGGCTTAGCTTTAGCAATAGCTTGCTGTAACTTCAGATGTGTTATTTGAAGCATGTCTGCAAAACCAACACAGCTATCTATCATAGACTTCGGTATCATTCTACGCATATTCGTAGCAACAACAGAATAACTCATTCTAGCTTTTGATATATCATGCTTATTTCTAGGTATGTTTGTCTTCATACCGTAGTTAAGGATATAATCTGTCCCCATTATATACATGCCTCCATAGATGGTGGTTATCTCCATCTTGTGAGGGACTCGCTCAAAAACACCTTTGTTTGATTTCTCTTTATAAGAAAACCCTTCATAAAAGAAGTTTCTATTTCCGTGCCTGTTTTCTTTTTCCTCAAAATGCATGCAGTCAACAGAAATAAACTCAAAATCTAAGATGTCTATCATGTAGTCATCATAGCCGTATTTCTTTCTTCCAAGATTTTGATCGTAAGAGCTGCTAGAAAAGTTGTGAGTAGACTGAGATTTGTTTCGAGCAGCCTTAGTTGCAAGTTTTTCAAAATCCTTTTCCTGTAGCGTGTCTCCTGCTAGTCTTTTTAATTCCTGTATAGATATGCTTTTTATATGGCCAGCATAAACTATATCTTCAAAATTAGGGTCTTCTGTAAAACTATGTATAAAAGAAGTAGGATCAACATAATTTGGCTTTATACCGTAGTTCGGATCGTTACTCCTTTTAACAACGGCCATACCACAAGAGACTAAATCATTAACACACCTTCGAAAAATGTTATCATTAAAACCAGCCCATTGTAAAGTCATGTTAGTACCTATCTGAGCTGCTATTTCTGCGTCTGTTTTTACGTTGGTATTAAGAAATATTTCAGCTTCTTCTAAGGTGTCTGGAAGATTGTCAGGATCTTTGTCTAGCACTAACCCTCCAGTCTCTGCCTTTAAAGCTGCTAATTCTTTTTTCACTTGAACCTGAGTTTTTAACCTTATCTTCTCTTTATTCTTTTCAGAAGACGAGATAGGGTCAACAGCCTCTAAGTTTGGGTATGGCTCTCTAGAAAGTATTTTGTTTGAAACAATTCTGGCAAACTTTGGGAGTATAGGGACGGGAGTGTAATCAAGATTAACCAAGCTTCCATCTATGTTGTTTGGGTCTAAGGACGTTAAAAGTTGTTTGTAAATATTGGTATCTTGAGTTCCATTAGCGTAGTCTCTGTTACGCTCAAAAATGTTATTTCTTTTCTTGTAAGAAGACCCAGAATCATTGGTTTTACCCCACTGATTTTCTATTGCTTTTGCGTATTGCAATCCAAAACTCTTGCTTTCTTTTTGTTCTCTTGAAGAAAGCGGATCTGGGAAGCCTCCAGCTTTTTTGTTTTCGTTATTGTACATCAGAGGGAGTTCATTTTTGCAAATATACGAAACATGGCGTTTTTAATTAATTGCGGCATATCTTCTAAAAAATTTCTTTTCGTTAAAGTTAGACTTTACTTCTTTAGGCTTAACTTTTTGTGCAGCAAGCAGCGCCAGTCCCGCACTTATAGTTAAATCAAACTTAGTTCTGTTGTTTATGTCAAAACCAATCCAGTCTTCTAAAGTCTTGTTAAAATACATTCTTCCTACCTCACCCGTCTCTCTGTTTATACCTACGTGGTTGTGTACGTAAGCCTCTATAGCGTGAGCGTGAGCTTGTATAACATCTTGTGAGTTAGAGGGAATACCTTTTGTTTTAACGTTTATTTTAGTATTAGCAGACTTTAAGTGATCTGGTCTAGCCATTAAGTATCCATCATAACCCCTTGACTCAAAGTGTCTTGCAATGCCGTACTTGTTGTTCTCTATTAAAATAGGGTATCCATAAAACACAGCAGACATGAGAACATCTTCGTAAAAGATCTTAGCTAAAGGAGGTCTAGAAGCATACTCTAATACAAACATATTTGATGGATGTTCCATGTGAAATTTGTTGTATAGGTGTAAAGCACCTTTAGAACCTCTACCGTCTACGGTCATGTCTAGGTCGTAGGAGTCTACACCTCCACAACCTAAATCCGCGTTAGGGGCTGTACGTTTGCTTCTTTCTGTTTTCTTTTTGTTTCTTAATTCTATAGGCGGCATCCAAGCTACCTTAAACCTTCCTTGCGGATCTGGCTTAAACAGCACCTCTGAATCCTGAACGCCATCCTTCCACACAAAGTTTCCAACGACTACGGGGTTTGGATACAATTCATCGTTGTGTTGGATTTGCTCATATATTTGACCTATGTTAAACAGACTCCCATCTATACTATCCCTAAAGGCTTCGTCCGTTGTAAACGGAAACTGTCTTACCACCTCGTTAAGTTCAGAAGGGTCGTCTTTTAAACTTTCCCTTTCGTTTTTAAGGTAAGTTTTAGCTCCAAATATAATATCTGAATCGTCTAAACCTTTCACAACTGAAGAAGGATCATCTTTAACTGGGTTTCCATATTTATCAAAAAAGCCTTCTAAAGATTCATATGCAGGTACAAATAATCTATATAACCCCGTTCTAGTTCTACCATTTGCGTTCCTCTCCAAAGGATTCGAATCCCTCCACAAATCTTTGTATTGGCTTCCGCCTTTGTCCATTGGATTTACCGTGCTTCCGACCAGAGCCTTCCCCACGATTTTTCTTCCGACGATCAAACACGTCCTCTGAATCCTCCACGCGTCTCTTATGTCTGTAGGTCTTTCCCATTTTCCCGCTTCGTCTAAATACAATATGTGTAGCTTCTCACCATCGTATGCATTGTTAGTTGTATTTTTCCAATTAATAACCGTATTAAGAGCTTCACCTATTTGTGAAGTTTTGTTGTTTTTGGTTATTCGTTTCGACGGCTCCCTAAAAGCTAACTCCATACGTGGATTAGTTGTACCGTCTTGTATAGGTTTAAAGAAGAATGGGTAGTTTCTAAACATGTAAACCACCTTCTTCATAAATATGTTTTCTTGTGCGTCCTTTCCCGTCTTCGACTGTATCCCCATAAGCTTATCTTTAACCTGTGTAGCCTCATCGACAAGTACAGAAGAGCATATATTGGTATACCCAGAACGACGGCACTTAGTGTAAAGCTGACCAATACAACGAGGATCAGCCTCGCAAGCAGCCATGTGTAAAAATATCTCACGTTGAAAGTTTAAAAAGTAAGGATAACCAATATCTAGCTTCGTCCACTGAAGCATCATGTAATGCCTCCCCGTAATATATATAGGTTCATCGTTGTTATAAAACCAAAAGCCCTCACGCCTACGCCGAAACTCTTCCTCGACATACGGACGAAACTTTTCTCTGAACTCTCTCGGCATCTCGGCCCACTCGTCCATAGAACGAATACGAGACAATTCCTGCGGCATAGGTGTCCTTTCCCACACTTGCATAGACTTTGATTTTTTATGTCCGAAAATTTCTTTCTTAGGCGGCCTTTTTGGAAGACAAATGAGTACATCACCGAGTTCGATAAGCTCACCTTCCGTACCGTTGGGACAAATCTTAATAGCAGGTTCTTCATAGTCCTCTAAGTTAAGTAAAACGGACATTAATAGCTGCTTCCACTCTTATTCATTCTTCCCAATGAAGGAAACCCTGTTTTAGGTTCAGCAATATCCATATATTGTCCGCAAGGACATTTTACGTCGGTGACAACCTTTCCGTCCACTATCTTGCATGTTACCTTACTGATTTCCTCTTCGTGTTCTAAGCAGTTACATTGATACTTTGCCATTGTGTTTTAATTTAATTTATTTACTCCTTCTGACCTTAGGTCTATTATTAGCTCTGTTTTTAGACTGAGCTTGAAGTCTCGTTTTGCCTCCTTTACCATAATGAGCTTCATCCATTCCATCCCCATTACCGTAGTTACCTTTTTTTCTGTTTATTTTGTTTAGGTTAGCGCGGTATTTTTTAGCTTTACCTCCTTTGCCGTACTTAGCATACTCTAACTTGTAGTTTCTTTTTTTCTTAAGCCTCATAAAGCAAAGATAAACATTTTGTCATTTAGAAAACCTTTCAGCAAAACCACCAGAATAATCTTTAACTTCTCCTATTTCACCATCCGACTTAAGGTCTTTAATCATCTGCTCTAAACGCTGCCTTTCTATAAGAAGTTCTTTGCAGTCTGTTGCGGTTTGCTTTATGGATTGTAATTCTGCCTTTCTAGCGCTTCCGTTTATTTCTGGGTCGACAGGCTTTTTAATTTCATCAATCATGTTGTCTATAGCCACCTCCATACTTCTCATAAGTTTTGTAGCCGCACTTATCGTGGTGAATTTAGTTTTCGACATACATCAAGTCTTCTGCGCGAGTGCGGTAATATTCTTTTCCGTCTATTTTTAAACGGTAGTCTCTGTTTTGTTTAAAGCCTACGACGTCACCTTTTTTAACGCCTAGTTCTTTTAACCAATCGCAGTCAAAAGAAACAATACCTTTAGTAGGTAGTTTTTCTTTATTGTCTATTACTTGTATTAAGTCAGATTTTGTCTCTAACTCTTCTTGTTCTATAAACTCTAACAAAGCCCAACCTGCAAGAGGTTTTACTTTTCCTGTCTTTTTGCTTTTATAAGCTATAGCTTGATTATTAATGGTATGATTGGGATCATATCTCACTAAATAATGATTGTCGTCACCTGTTAAGATCTGCCCCTCGTTAATAACTACTAAATGGTGAAAGTAAAGCGTGTCTCCTTTTTTAACACCAGTCTTGTATTTAAGAGGAGAACAGACTACAGGCCCTTCTGTCACTCTGTGTTCAAATTCATTAAATCTGTTATCTACGTACAGCTCTAAACCAGAGTCCGTCGTTATCGTATCGTTGATCTTTTTTTCAAGCTCAACAACAAAAATGTCTAAAGTTTTCATTTAATTTTTAATTTAGTATCCGCCGCCAGACCCTCCACTAGATCCTCCACTAGATCCTGTTGGTGTCATTCTTGGGGTTCTTCTTGAAGACCTTCTTGGAGGGCGTGTTGCAGTCCTTCGAGCTCTTGAGGGTGGCGCTGGCGAAGCACTTAGTTCACTCATTATCCTCTGCATTAAAGATCTTGCAGCGTTTGTGGTGGGGGTTAATTTATCATGACCTTCTGTCTTATGGAACCCTCCTGCCATAGCTCCTTTAGAGACATGAACGTGATATGCTCCTACATAGTCAGACCCATTAGGTCTTTTAAACTCTCCTCCTGAAGTGTATAATTGTGTTCTTACCATTTTAAAAGTTACAGTCGTATTCTATTATGCAAGGCATGTCATCTACTGACTTCCATAACACTTGAGATGTGTCGTCATCCTCCATATACACTAAATATCTTTTTTTATTGTATTTGTGTAAGTGTTCTCCATCTAAAACTATTGTGCTTACTTTTCCTCCTCCAGCTCTCATGCCTATATAATAAGCCATTGCATCTTTAGGGTCTTTCCCTATAATAATTTTTCTAATAAGTCCTTCCATTTTATTCTAAGTCTATTCCTGTTCCGTCTAACAAATCGTCTATATCATCATAGCCTTTATTGTTTTTGTCAGTGTCGTCCCAAGTGGTATTAATAAATTCTAATATACTGTCTAATTCTTCTCTTGAGTCTAAACTATAGCTGTACATAGCTTGAAGTCTTGAGTTTCCAAATATGTCAGAGTCTATCAATCCTGTAACCATTATTGACATAACTCTATCCTCCATCCCGTGTTTTTTTATAACACCCTCCATTTCGTCAGATAAACGCTGGATCTCTAAGAAAAAAGCCTGTTCTTCCATATCTTTACGTAATAAATTCATTTCAATGCCTAAAAGTCACGTTTCAAAGAAAAAGCTATTTCGAGATTTTTCCTATCTAAATCAAAGATACGTAAAAAAGAACTATCTTAAAAGATATAAGACAGTAAGTAATTCTTTTTGTAAAAAAAATGACATCTTTGAAAAAGAGTTAAGGTTTTTATTATGGGGTTATGACCTTGAGTTTTGGACTTTAGATTTTGCTTCAAAGGATTTTGACTATTCTAAAAAAAAGTTGTCAGAAAGAATAGTATTTCCTTTAGTTAAGGAGGAATACATATACAAACACTTTGATAGACTTACACCTTCTCAAAGTCGTGAAGACCACATTTTTAGAGATGAGCTAAAGATTAACTACAGAGTAAGATATGCTCTTACTCAAAAAGCTAGGCTTCTTGTTCAAAGGTTCTACAAAAATCTAGACGGTTAATCAGGTTCAGTGTACCAATCCCCGTCAGTATCTCTTAACACAACCATTATACCTGCGTGTGTGTACGTTGTCTTCCCATCTAAAAACGATGGTTGATCTTCCCCTCTGTACTTAACTAAAGCTTTGCTCCCGTCTTTGCTGTAGCGTAACATATCAGCATTACGGTTAGATAGCTGAGAAAAATCTATCACAGAATCTTCATCCGTGATCTCTGTTGTATTTAGTATTACGTATGTAGTATCCATGATTGTTTTTATTAAGGTGTGTCAGAGCTGAAGGCTGTAGGTACATCTGTATTAGAAGTTAAAGCTGGGTTACCGTTTAGTTTTCTTACTGAAAGATTATCTATATAAAATTCAGCGGCTACAGATGATGATCTAATCCAAATCTCATCCGTACCGCCTGTTTGTCCACCTTTAGCGTACCCAGTTAACGTTCTCCATCTGTCATCTACAGAAGCATCATAAGTAATAGTTCCAAGAACATTAGTAGATGTATAACTCGAATTAGATCCAACACCAACAATATCATCATCATCTCCATCAATTCGGAATTTACCACTTAATAAATATACATCTACTGAAAAGTAATACAAACAATCTTTCTCCCAAGTTATATCGTGCTCAAAACGATCACCTTGACCATTGGTATCAATAACAACTCTCGCAACTCCGTCTCTACCCCCGAAAGAGCCTTGAGTTATCGTGCTGTCCCCCGATAAGTTATTAGTCCATCCAGAAACGTTAGTATCAAAATGACCGTTTGTAACTAACTCCGCCCCAAACCCATGTCCACCACCTACCTCTCTTACGTCTATATTATCAACTGACCCCGCAAACGCCGCAGCAGCTATAATCTTAAGGCTAGCATTAGCATCAGCAACTCCGCTAAATTCATATGTTCCGCTTGATGTAATTGTTAAACTATCGCCTGAAGTACCTGTCTTAACTGTTAAAGTTCCTGCAGTTCTAACAACATCGAGTTTAGTTTTATATGTCTTACCTATTGTGTAGCAATTTTGAAAAAGTGTGGAGATATCGCTCTCTCTAGCTCCAATACTAGCAACCCCTCCACTTACAGCCCAATAGTCAGGGTCAGTATCAGTATCATCCGCCCAGTCTAATATAGCTGTAGTCGCCCCAGTTGCACCGCTGGTTACTTCAAAATTCCCATTATAAACTATATTAGATGTATTCTGATCGTGAATAACTCCATTTGCTTTATCGTCAAACGACCCATTCCCCATCCTATAATATGCCTGTAAAGAAGCTGCTTTAATGTAATTACCGCTATTGATATTCAAGTTAGTCGGTCTACCGCTATTGTATACAGCTAAAAAATTACTGTCATCTAACTTAGTATTCCATATAGAAACTTCGTCAATTTTTCCTTCAAGAGTGTTTGTGGTTAATGTGCCTTGATTATTAACACCTCCAATAGATAAATTCTGATCACTCTCCCACTGTAAATGGAGCGCTGCTGTTAAATTGTCAGTATTTTTAGTAACATCTACTTGACTTCCATTTACATACACATGCAAAGCTGTTTTCGTTGATCCCGTTCCAGTAATATTTGCCATAAACCCTAAATGAGTCCAACTCGTTGCAGCTCCACTTGAAAAAACGGCAGAATCCGTCGTTACTTTAGCCTCTGTTCCATTGTGAGCTTTAAGTATAAAAATAAGCTTACCAGCAGTAGTTATATATCCTTGAATTGTATCGTTATAGCTGGTGTTTATAGATCCAAATAAATGATGCGTTTCACCAGTATTCCAAGTTGGCTTTACCCACATAGAGATAGAAAAATCACCAGCAAAAGTAGTGTTAAAAGTAGCTCCTGTACCTATATAATCATCAGCCCCATCAAGAGCTATACTATATAAAGACTCTGGTGTAGAGCTAGACGATACTGTGCTTGCTAAACCTAACATTCTCCTGTAAAAAATTCACTCACATCGGTTTGTGAGAGGATTAAACAATTTTCAAAGTCTCTGTACGTTATAGTCACTTCTTCTTCTTTTTCGAGCGCTTTCGCGATTTTTTCGTAGATGCGTTTGTAGGCTTTTGTGGAGCTCCCAATAAACCCATCTTCTGCAATATTATTGTTGCTTTGCGTATCACCCACAAGCAAACACCCCGCAGTATCTTCATCTGTATTACCACAATGAATAAGTACATATGTAAAATTAGGGACATCAAGGACTTCAAGCATCCCCATATGTATATCAGTGAATCTTTTGGCGTATTTGGCATCGAACCCGCCAACTCGCCTAAAACCGAGGCGGTACTCTCCTTCAGGTATACAAGTTTCTCCAGCAACCTTTTCGGTGCGGCTCTCATCTTCGAGAGTATAGCATAAAAACTTTCTTTTATCATCTGTTATATCGAATAGTATCCCGTTAGTCGAGTCCTTTCCTTGGTTGAATCTTATTACTTCTAATTTCATTCTTTAATTTATTTAGTCGGATTTTCTCTGCTTCTTTCGCGTGATCTTTTCTTTTCTTTATTGGGTTAAAGTAAAACTTCTTCAAGAACTTACAACGCTGCAAATATCTCTACATCCGCTGTGCCTGAAGAAACATCGGCATATATAGTGTCAATAGCTATAGTTGATTCTGTTGCTCCCGTTCCAGTAGCATCGGCATACATAAGTGAGTTACCTAACATCCAGCTGTCCCCCGCCTCTAGTTTGACATAGTACTGAGTAGAAGCACCTACTATACGTAGCTGCACATCTGCTGAAGCATCTAAGTTGGTTATTCGCAAGTAATCTACGGTTGCATCTTTTAAAGTTCCTGCTGCATCAGCAGCGTCAAAGAGAAGAACAGATTGCTCTGTTGCGGTGCAGTTAATGATTCTCTTATACACCTGAGTTACTGTCTCAGACATAACGTACTCACCACCGTATTCCGTTCCGTTTAAGTTTAAGTCTTCTTTTATTGATACTGTTAACGTCGCCATTGTTTAATATTTTTTCTTTACTTTAATTCTTCCCCCCGTTCTAAATGTGTTACCCAATCCAGCTAAACCTCTTGGCTGATTGAAACCTCCAAGCCTTTTCATAAACTCATCCATTCTATATTGAAGTTCTTCATCATTAGAAGTTTTTCTCTTTCTACCACCTGTCACCTGATTGAAAATAGGTCCAGCCTGTATGCTAGGCATAAAAGATGAAGGATCATCAAAAGACTCCTCTTCTAAAGGTGTATCTTGTATTCCTTCTAATCTAGCCTCAGCTATAGGGTCTATTGTTTCTAAAGGTGTTCTTTGATTAGGCTGTAATATATCCCCTGCTTTTCTTGCAATTGCTTTTTTTGTAAAGTCCTGAAGTTTCTTTTTACCAGCATCAATTAAAGCTTTTTTTCCTGCTTCACCACCCAGCTTAGATCCTACCTTAGATCCCACCTTACCAGCAAGCTTTCCTAATGCAGCCCCACCTCCAAGTGCAGCCCCTAATCCACCTACAGCCGCCCCAACAACGCCTTTACCAAAATCCTCCATTCTAGCTTTACTCCTCTTACCTTCAAGCTTTCTTTTTTCTATTGATTCAGCCGCAGTCAGTCCAGAGTGAGACCTTTTTTTTAAACCCTTAGCTTTTTGACCTCTACGAAGCTCTCTAAGCTTTTGTCTTTCCGACTTACTAAGTCTATCTGTGTTGAATAATGCCATAGCGCAAATATAAGGAAGATTTAATTGTCGTTTTAACCCCCTAAAAGCTAGATTTCAACTAGACACAACTACCCTGTATACTACAAGTAAGCTTCTCTTAGTCTTTAAGTACTTAAAACAAAACCTGATAACAGATTTATTAAGTATCTGAACCATTACAACCGCTTACAGTGCCAAAGGTACTACAGAAAATTTGAAAAGTCAACCCCTAAACAAAAGGTTTAAGTAACAGACTCCAAAAGACTACAAACGAGAGGTTTATACCTGTATATTTTGTATTTGCTTTGGTGAAATAGGTTTTGAAAACTAAAAAATTTCGGGAGATCTCGATGTAATTGAAAAAATCGGGAGAAATGTTTAGGTTGGGGATAATATATATATATAGACGTTAGCTTTGCTAACCCGAAACGTAATTCCTAACCCCCCTCCCTCAACGAAGTTGAGAATCTCGCCATACATTCTAGCTTTTACCTGTAAATGCCTATGGCATAGTACGTTAAGCCATGTTATGTAAAGCATAGGTACACGTGTGTATGTGTAACGAGCTGTGTTGCAAGGTCGAAC